ATCAATTAGAATACATATAGTTGGTTGTGTGTCAAATTAACAGTTTACATTATAAGCAATAAATGCTACAATATAATTATCTCCCTTAAATGGACAGATGAATATAAGATGAATATAAGATGAATAATAAGATGAATATAAGATGAATATAAGATGAATAATAAGATGAATATAAGATGAATAATAAAGCTTACATAAGCCAAAGACTGCAAGAATGTAAGGAATATATTGCATGAGAATATTTATAACCGGTGTTGCCGGATTTATTGGCTATCATATCGCCAAGTCTTTATTAGAAGACAACCATGAAGTCTGGGGTATCGATACCTTTAACGACTACTACGACCCTACACTAAAAGAAGACCGATATCTTAAGCTTAGAGAATTAGGTCTTGGTTGGGTGCCTGTGCCAACTCCCAATGACACCGTACCTATAGAACAAGCTATTGTTAACACTAAACCCGATATTGTTATTCACCTTGCTGCTTACGCAGGTGTGCGATACTCTATGGAATATCCAGAACTTTATATTACAAATAATATTAACTTTACTCAAGACCTTATTGGTGCGTGTGAAATGCATGGTGTTCAAAAGGTTGTCTATGCATCTACTTCGAGTGTAATGGCTGGTAACCCTCTTCCTTGGAAAGAGGATCAAACTGTAGATCAGCAGTTAAATCCATATGCAGCCACTAAAAGATTCAACGAACAACAGTTCCAATTCTCTAACATTCGACATACAATTGGCCTAAGATTCTTTACTGTCTATGGTCCTTGGGGTCGACCTGACATGGCTCTGTTCTCGTTCACAAAAAATATTATAGAAGGTAAGCCGATTACCGTATTCAATAATGGAGACATGATTCGAGACTTTACCTACATTGACGATATCATCCAAGGGATTCGTATAGTAATGGGCTTAGAAGCTTCGGATCGTACAAATGAAATCTATAATATCGGTCGCGGTGAACAGGTTCAGCTAATGGACTTTATTCATGAGATTGAAAAAAACGTTGGTCGTAAAGCTATTATTGAATATGCACCAATGCATCCTGCTGATACACAATCTACATGGAGCGATACGACTAAGATACAAAATTTAGGTTATAAACCTACAACATCAATCCCCGAAGGGGTATCAAAATTCGTACACTGGTACAAATCATACTATGGAGTTAACTGATGAAGAAACTTACTAAGATTGCTATTATTGGATATGGGTTTGTTGGCAAAGCTGTAGAGTTTGGTTTTCGTAATTCAAGCAATGATATTATGATTGTAGATCCTTACAAAGGTTATGCTAATATCGATGACCTAGAAAACTATGCTCCGGACTTCACGTTTGTTTGTGTGTCTACCCCCATGGGTGAAAATGGTGATATCGACCACGTGAATATTTCTGCTGTCGTACAGAAATTATCTGAGATAGCATCTGGTGTTGTTATTATTAAATCTACTGTTACTCCTGATGTTATTGATTACCTTTGTCGATTTAAGCGATTTGTATATAACCCTGAGTTTCTTACTGAGCGCAATTCCTTTGATGAGTTCCTAAACCCTAAATTCCATATTATTGGGGGAAGGCCTGAGTTTACGAATAAAGTTAAAAATCTCTATAAATTTAACTCTAATTGTAATCCAGCTCCTGTTTACTTTATGACTGCTGGTGAAGCAAGTCTGGTTAAATACGGGATTAACTCTTTTCTTGCGGCAAAGGTAGTATGGTTTAACCAATGGAAAGATATGACTGAAAAGACTGGCGCACGGTATAATGTAGTAGCTACTGCCATTGGTAATGATGAACGCATCGGCCATTCACACACCAAAGTGCCTGGCTTTGACGGTAAAAATGGATACGGAGGAAGCTGCTTTCCTAAAGATACCTCTGCAATCTATAACTATAGTGTAAGCAACGCATCACCGCTTGCCGTTTTAGGTCAAGTTATTGAATCTAATAATGAGTATCGAAGTGAGTATGATCTTGATGATCGTGAAAAAGAACAGAATATCCGATATGTCGAATAATCTAATATATCAATGCCGTTTAGGCATACACCCAGATTGGTCTGAACATTCTGTAAAATCTATGTCTGCTTACGCTGATAAAGTCAGTGCACAATATATGTTCTCTAGATCCTCTACTCTAAGGGGTCTAGATGAAAATATTATGATTCATAGATACTTTAATATATTAGACCTTATCTACGATAAGAAGTTTGAAGCGTACGACGATATTCTGTATGCTGATACAGATGTTCTTGCAGACCCTGATGCAGAAGATATATTCGGTATTCCTAAAGCAAAACACATTGATGTAGTTGGTGTTCCTGAAAAGGCCATAGGAGACGGACACCCAGGGTTTATGCAAAAGAGGTGGATTAATCTTTACCGAGAAAAGTATGAAAGATTTAATATTCCGATTATTTACAAAAACGTACGCCAAGTAAATACTGGGGTAATTCTTTTTACTAAAAAAGGTAGACTTAAAGCTAGAGAAAGATTTGAGTATTGGTTACCGTGGGCTTCAGATCCTATATCTAACACTGTCATGGATAACGACCAACCATACCTTAATGCTATGTTTGACAAGTATCAGTTTAACGTAATGGATATAGATGACAAGTGGAATATGCCGGTTTCCTGGTTTAATGACACCCCTTGCCCTAAGTCAAACTTTTATCATTTCTCGGGTGGACGACACGATGACTTGATCACTAGCTTTGTTGGCAGCAATACACCAGAGGGAAAAAAGTTTTCATTGAACAAAAATAAATTTAACTGAATACGACCTTGAACTTTTTTTCACATTAATTTAAAAAAATGCATTTAGGCCGTTTACATTTGATTTGAAATAATGTAGTATGGTTATATCAACAAAATAACGGAGAATATATCATGGCTCACGAACTTGAAATTGTAAACGGCGAAGCTCAAATGGCATATGCAGGTGATCTGCCTTGGCATGGTCTTGGCACCAAGGTCAGCAACGACCTTACCCCACAGCAGATGATGCAAAAAGCTGGAGTAGATTGGAAAGTACGCGAAGTCGAATCCTTTGTAGAGTTCGACGGTAAGCGTCTGCCCACTGGCCAAAAATCACTCATCCGCGAAACAGACGGTAAAATCCTGACCAATGTCGGCAAAGACTGGCACCCTTGCCAAAATGAAACTGCCTTCGAATTCTTTAACGAGTATGTGCTCGCTGGTGACATGGAGATGCACACAGCTGGTTCCCTTAAAGATGGTCAATATGTCTGGGCATTGGCTAAGGTCAAAGAGTCATTCGATCTCTTTGGCGGTGACCAAGTAGATTCGTACATGCTCTTCAGCAACCCACACGTCTACGGTAAATCCATCGACGTACGCTTCACACCAATCCGTGTAGTCTGTAACAATACACTTACCTTTGCTCTTGACACTGCATCACAGCGTGCTGTTAAGGTTGGTCACCGTGCACAGTTTAATCCAGATATGGTCAAAGAGCAGCTTGGCATTGCATCCGAGAAATTCGCAAAATACAAAGAGATGGCTCAGTTCCTTGGCAGCAAGCGTGTTAAAGTAGAAGATCTTCTTAACTACTACAACGAAGTCTTTCCACTTACATCCGGTAAGGACAAGCAAGAAGAAGTCACTGCAGAGTCTATTTCACGTCAAGCGAAGAATGCGCTGGAAGTTCTTGAGACCCAGCCAGGTGCAGAATATGCCGAAGGTAGCTGGTGGCAAGCGTTTAACTCAGTTACTTATGTTACTGATCACCTTCAAGGTCGTAATACAGACAACCGTCTGCACAGCCAGTGGTATGGTTACAACCAACTGCGTAAGGTCAAAGCAGCAGAAAAGGCAGTCCAGTTCGCGCTGGCTGCCTAAGGAGTCACTATGAATCTAGGTATAGTAATGCTTGTATCATATATCCCATTCTTTTGGGGTATGTGGTGCATGTACAAAGACGAAGAAAAAGCTCACGAGGATGCCAAACCAATAGGACGAATTAAAGTCGGAAAGGATGATGCACTATGAAATACGTACACGAATGTCATAACCATATATACTATGTCTCACCAAACGTACACAGCAACTATAGCGTACGTCACTTTGAGAGAGGAACTATCCCCGGTAAGACCTTGGATCTTACCGAAGACCAATATAAGAATTTCCAAAAGATGTTAAAAGATGGAGGCTGGAATGAGCAATCAACGAACGGGTAAGACACATAAGGCAGCACTTGGTGATGGTATGCAAGACATGAAGATGATGCTCTTCTTTTCTCACTGTGTAGACATTCTTGAGGAAAACGAAGAAGAAAATGCCGCTTTCTATTTTGAACAGATCTTGGATCATATCATCGCTGGTAAGGCACTGCCAAGCGTGAACCGCATAGAGATTGCTCGGATCTTGGGAGTATGATAAAGTGGTTTCTTTTACCGTTTAGCTCGTGGCTAATGCTCCTGCCCGTGATAGCGGTAATGGAAACCTGGGGAGGACGTGGTACAATAGGTGATGACGCTGTAGATGAGTATTTAGCTGTACTATTCGCAATGACACTTCTAAATATTTTTCTATTTATTCGAAATAGGTGGTTTACAAAAGGATCTAAGTAGTGTATAAAGGGTTAGGTAACAAAGGAGACTACCTCATGACATACACCTTCGATATTGCTTACGATTGCCCAATTTTGGATTTCTTGGATTTCCTCGGTGATCATAATTTAAAACTCGAATCTTTTATCCCACATGGGCCTGGCGGTGGAAACCCAGAAATCACTGTATCTGGATCTCCAGAATCAATCGAAAAAATTAAAAAAATAATCTAAAAAAACGCATTTAGCCGTGTACATTCCCTCTAAGATGTGTTATATTACTAGTATAACTTTTTATTACTACACAGTACGAGCAAAGAAACGTAACAGGTAGGTAGGCGCTGGCAGCTGAACCCGTAAAATCCTGGTGAGGGACCAAGTTAAGACTACTGTGTAGTAATAAAAAGTTTAACCCAACGGAGAATATATTATGATCATCAATGAAAACCGCACAGACGCATACATCGCTACTGTTAATCTGAAAGATCCTGATGATCAAAAATGGATCGAAGCTATCCGTAAGTCAGTAAGCGAGACCAACGCCTTCTATAAAGAACGTGGTCAGATTACTCGTAAGTACGTCAAGCTTCAAGGCCGTGGTCACCGTATGGGTAAACGCCGCTACAACCAATCTCTTCCTCTTACATTTGCAGAAAAAGCGGACGTATACGTTTACGATCGTTAAGCTATTATAAGTTGTCTCCAACTGGCCCGGGCATAATGCTCGGGCTTTTTTTTTATATAAATAGTATAAATTACTAAACAGAATAAATAGATATGAAAAGTTTTAAAATTTATATAAAGGAAGCTGCTATGAGAGGCGTAAGCGCAAAAGCTCAGGCTGCCGAAAATAGTGCCTTTAAGACTTTGGGAAATAAGCTTGGCACCCAAGCAAAAGCTATAGTTTCGCCAGCAGGGTTTGATGCTGGGTTTCCTGATTTCGCTTACAGAGTAATATTATCCGATGGTAAAAAGGTAGATCTTCACTACGAGTATAAAGCTGATTATAAAGCCCAGATGGGTTCGATGCGGGATTGGCATTTCGATGGACGTAAATTTTCTACTCCTGATGAAAAAAGTGAAGCCAAACAAGAACTTATCAGTGTAATGAACGACACCCCATTAGCTATTAAAAACGCTAAAAGATTACTTGCCGGCCTTCAAAAATACTTTGATAAAGATGTAAAAAAAATACATTCCGGCGCACTGAGTATTATTAAGGATAAGTCTACTCGAAAGCTTATGGTGCAACAGTTTATTGATCAGACGGATAATTATCAAATTGCAATGATCTCTAGTCCAGCAATGGGTGATAAGATTATAGATCACTATAAGACGAAGTTTAAAAAGAATTTGAAAGGCGGATCCGATGCCAGCCTTCTTTTTATGTTCTTAAAAGATAAAGTTTGGCTAGTAGATACGAGCGGCAAATTAAGCGCTTCCCAGAAACAAGAAGTTGCAAAGATAATGGGATTAACACAGTTAGATCCTCTTATTGGTCTAGAAGCTAAACTCGAAGTTCGAATCCAGCCTAGGGGTTTAAATAGCCCAAGTAAACATGCATCGATAGACGTAATGGCTAGCTATAGACTAGCAACAACGCCGAAAGGTGGCGGAAAGGTTATCTAATGGCACAGTATAGCAAAAGCAGAAATAGTAAGCAAAAGCCTCAGAAGAATGACGACATTTATGAAGTCAATCTTTTGGCTCATAGTAACGGCGAATTTGTTACTACTGTTAATGAATGGGGTAAACCTGTTGTTACGGTTGATGATGATACTGTTCAACACACTTCTAAGAACAGACGTAAGGTAAGCACATTTGAACTAACTGACTTTGCCGCTTTTACGAATTCCAAAGATCCTGATATTTTTGATGAACAAATTACTGGCACTGCTAGTGCTACCCATGATCCTTATTTAGGTGTGGTTAAATTGGAAGTTGGCTCTGATGCTGGTGATGAAGTCATTCGCCAGACGCGAAGAGTGCAAAGATATCTTCCAGGTAGACAAAATGAATTTTCATCAACTGTATTGTTTGGCACACCAGTAACTGGCATCCGACGCCGCATTGGTATGTTTGATACATTAAATGGATTCTTCTTTGAAGATAGTGGGGATGGAAGTTACGCTTGTTGCTTGAGAAGAAATACTGCATCTGGAATTGAACTTGAAAATTATTCAAGAGACGTCTGGAACGTTGATAAGTTAGACGGAACTGGTCCGAGTGGAATCATTGCAGATCCTGTGCAGATCCAGCATTTGAGTATTGAGTATGAATGGTATGGCGCTGGTCAAATCGAATGGAACTTTATCATTGACAATAACAAGTATCCCATTCATAGAATTGACCATGCAAATAGAGAACCGCACACCTGGGCGTCAAAAGCTGCATTGCCTATTCGAGTGGAACTTACGAATGTTGCAGGGACTGCTGGAACACATTCATTTTATCAAGGCGCTCATTCACTGTCCACTGAAGGCACTACAACGCTTTTGGGTAAGCAGAAGAGCGTTTCAAATGTTCTTACAGGTAAAACCTTAACAACCGCTAATGCATTTTATCCCTTAGTCGCCATTCGACTTAAATCTACAGCACTTGATAGTGTTGTAATTCCTGATGAATTCGCAGGCGCTACACTAGATAACACAAATATTTTTATTCGTTCAATCGAAGGTGCTACTATTACTGGTGGTACTTGGATTAGTTATAGTGACGATTCTCCAGTCGAGTATAATTTAACTGCTACAGCATATACTGGTGGAAGTGTCATTCAAACGATTTTTCTGAATAGCGGTAACATCGGTAATGTGTATACTTATCCCGAAAGATCGGTAACACAATTAGAAAGAATTACTACTACCACACTTGGCGATACGTCAAGCACTTGGTTGATTTCAGCTGCTGCAACGGGTGCTAATAAGGCTGGTTGGGGTTCATTAGGCTGGATCGAAGTAAGATAATGGGTTTACATCCATATTAAAAGGATATAGTATAGCACTATGGAAAATTTTAAAAACTACATCACTGAACAAAAAAATACTCACATGACTCACATCGAGGATAAAGTTATTTATGGTGGGGTAAAAGGAACGAGAGAGGCTATCTTGGCTTTGCGGTCATTAAGAGATATGCTGAAAGGTACACATGCAAGTAACGTTAGTGTTAAATGGGATGGCGCTCCTGCTGTTTTTGCTGGTATTGATCCGAGTGACGGTCAATTTTTCGTTGCCAAAAAAGGCATTTTCAACAAAAATCCTAAAGTCTATAAATCTACAGCTGACGTCGATGCTGATACTTCTGGTGATCTTGCAGATAAGCTTAAGCTGGCACTCAAGTACTTGCCAGAGCTGGGAATCAAGGGCGTGGTACAGGGCGACTTTCTCTTCGGCCCCGGAGATGTGTCCACAGACACCATAAAAGGAGAAAAATATGTTACCTTTCACCCCAATACAATTGTATATGCTGTCCCTGCCGGTACACCTAGCGCTCGTGACGTTCTTTCTTCAAAGATCGGCATTGTTTGGCACACAACCTACACCGGATCAACATTTGAAACAATGAAAGCATCCTATGGTGTAAACGTAGCTAAGCTTAAGAAAAGTAAGAACGTTTGGTCTCAAGACGCTATGCTACGTGACATGACCAAGTACACTATGTCAGAAAAGGACACAGAGGAAGTAAATGAATATCTTAGCCAAGCTGGAAAAATCTTCAATCAAATTAATGGAACGACTCTTCGGTCCCTCGAAACCAACTCCGAACTATCTCGGCTCATCGAAACGTACAATAACTCATTTGTCAGATCAGGAACAATCATTACAGACACAGCAACACACGTAAACGGCCTAATTAAATGGATCGAAGGACGGTTCCAGAAAGAGGCAGACAAACGTAAAACTGAAAAAGGTAAGTCTGCACAGTACGCTAAACGGGATGAAGTACTTAAATTCTTTTCAAATAATAATAAAAAATCATTAAAATTAATGTTCGATCTGCAGAAAATGTTAGTTTTAGCGAAATTAAAACTTATAAATATACTCAATAGATTATCAAAAACTAAACATTTTGTTAAGACTCGTAATGGTTATACGACAACAGGCCCAGAGGGTTATGTAGCGATTGATAAACTTGGTGGTGATGCGGTAAAGATTGTTGATAGAATGGAATTTTCATACAACAACTTTTCGCCAGAAATTTTAAAAGGTTGGGACAAACCTGGCCGCTAATGGGATAAACCGAATGCTAAGATTTAAAGACATGTTCCCCATGGGGATCGAGTATCGTCCAGGCGAAGATGAGCTTACAAACTACAGAGCCTATAGACGCCATCGCGGAGTATACAGTACTGGCGAAGGCGGACCGATTGGTGAAAGCGTTGATGAAGAACTATCAGTAGCTTCCCGCCTAGCAAAAGGCAGATCACTTCGTCGCAATAAAGCAAAGGTCGCTTTAGGCAGAGCAAGAGCAGCTCGCAGATTTGCATCAAATGACGTCTTACAAAAAAGAGCTCGTAAAGCTGCTTACAAGACTTTTTACAAAAAAATTACAAAAGATGTTCCGAGTGACAAACTAACACCGCAACGCAAGGCCGAGATTGAGAAACGCCTCAAGTCGCCAGCTTTCCAGACACGTATAGATAGAATGTCTAAGAAATTAATCAAAGACGTACGTAAAAAAGAAATGGAAAGAAAGCGGGCGCAATGATCGGCTCATTTAAGCAGTACTTAGTTGAAGAAGAAAAGACGGTATTCTTCTCCTTTGGGAGAATGAATCCGCCTACTATTGGTCATGAAAAGCTATTAGATAAGTTAGCATCTACTGCTGGGCGTAACCCATACCAAATGTACCTTTCTCAGTCTCAAGACCCTAAGAAGAATCCATTAGCATACAAAGATAAAGTTAAAGCTGCTCGTAAGATGTTCCCGCGCCACGCGCGAAACATTATGATGACGAATGATATTAAGACCGTATTTGATATTGCTGTTAAGTTGTACAATGAAGGCTTCCGTAAGGTAGTTATGGTTGTTGGCTCTGATCGTCTCAGAGAGTTTGACGTACTGCTTAACAAGTACAACGGTGAAAAAGGCCGTCACGGCTTCTACAATTTTGCTGACATTAAAGTAGTTTCTGCAGGTGACCGTGATCCGGATGCAGACGGTGCTGAAGGCATGAGTGCATCTAAGATGCGTGCAGCAGCCTCTGATAATGACTTTACTACATTTGCACAAGGTCTTCCTAAAGCGTTTTCGAATTCAGACTCGAAAGCGCTTTTTAATTCTGTTCGTAAGGCTATGGGATTAAAAGAAGCAACTGAATTTAGAAACCATATCCAGCTAGATCCTATCTCAGAAGTACGTGAATCGTACGTTGACGGTAAGCTATTCGAGATTGGAGACGATGTTGTTATTAAAGAGAATGGTGAGATCGGCAAGGTTAAAGAGCTTGGATCGAACTATGTTATCATTGAATCTAAGTCTAACCGTTACCGTAAGTGGTTGGATGCAGTAGAGAAAGTAGAACAACAGTACCCAGAGTATACTGTTGCACCATTCTCTATGAATCTTAGTGAGGCAGTTGATAATACAAAAAGTATGTATTCCGACAAGCCTGATTGGGGAACACCTGAATCAACCAAAAAAGCCAAAAAGAAAACACCTGGTGAAAAATCGCTAAAGGGATTCAAAGAACAAACTACGGATACAGTGAAAAAAACTATTTCACGGGAGCGTGATCAAGCGCGTGAGAAAAATCAAAAAGAAAAAGAACAAATGAAGATGCGCCACGACCGCTTAATGGATAAAGCACGACGTCGTACCATGATCAAAAGAAACGCAGGAGTCTCAGAAGTATGAAAACCTTTGGAAAATATTTAGAAGAAAAAAATAAAGGCTTGTGGGATAATATTCATGCCAAGCGTAAACGCGGTGAAAAAATGCGTAAGCCTGGATCAAAAGGAGCGCCAACTTCTCAGGATTTCAAAGATGCACAGAAAAAAGAATCTGTTGAAGAAAAGAAATTGACTCCTGCAGAATTAAAGAAGCGTGAAGAGATTGCAAAAGCAATGGAACGTGATAATCCTGGTATGGATATGAGTAAGAAAATGGCAATTGCGACTGCCACAGCTAAAAGAGTTGCAGAGCAAAGCCTTGATATTAGTGAACTCTCAACTGGAACCTTGCAAAGATATAAATCAAAAGCCAGTAAGATAATCGATAATAGTAAAGATGAAAAAAAAGTCAAGAAACGCGGTGCTGGCTATGCAAAAGCTTCAAAAAAGTTAACTGCCAGAATTATGCCTGAAGAAAAAACATCTAAGAGTGATATGCTATGCAAAGAGTGTGGCGATCAGTTTGGTAAGCCTACTAATGAAAAATGCATGTACGATGCATACGATCAGTTAGGTGAGAACTGGGTCACAAAGGAAATGTATGAAGGTCTGGATATCACAGAAATCTCACTTGATATGCTTACTAAAAAGATTTCTAATTCTGGTATGACAACTACTAAAAAAGCAAATAAAATGGATAAAACCAAAAATGATCTTGCTGCAATGAGAGCAAGACTTGCTGCAAAATCTGCTATGGCCAAAGAAGCATATGAAGATGATGAACCTGCATCACCAGATGAAGCTTCAATGGCAATGCGTCAGCTTGGCTTTATTGAATATGCTGCAGAAGAAGTAATGGATCATATCAAATCTGGTAAAGAATTTCCAGAATGGATGCAGAATAAACTTTCTAAGTTACACGGTCAAATGGAATCACTTTACTCATCGCTTGGTGATCACGGTGAAGACGAAATGAAAGAAGAAGCTAAGCTATCTAAGATTCGTGATATGCTAAACAAAGAGAAAAAACAGCGATCACTTGCTTCATTGCGCAAAGAAAGTGTAATGTCAGCTGATAAGAAACCAGAAAAGTTTGTTAAACCAGATGGTAAAGTAGGTATTCGTATGGTTCGTACGGATAAGAATGTGGTTAATAAAGATGCTTAAGTTTAAATCCTTCTGTGAAGAAAAAGATGCACGGTTAAAATCGGCTGGGGTATCTGGGTACAACAAGCCAAAGGGTACGCCGAGCCATCCCACTAAATCTCACATCGTTGTTGCCAAAGCCGGTGATAAAGTTAAGACTATCAGATTCGGTCAAGCTGGTGTAAGCACTGCTGGTGCACCTAAGAAGGGTGAATCTGATAAACAAAAGGGTCGTCGCAAGTCGTTTAAAGCACGCCATGCTAAAAACATTGCAAAAGGTAAAATGTCTGCTGCTTATTGGGCAGACAAAGTAAAGTGGTAGAATACATGGCAGATGATCAAAGACTAGACCGAATTGAAGCTAAGATTGATAAACTTTCAGATGCCATGATTACTATAGCAAGAGCAGAAGAAAAACTTGTAAATATGGAACAGAAATACTCCGTACAGTACGACCGTATGAATAAGTTTTCTGCGAAACTTGATGATCTTGAACGTTTAGTAACGCAAAATGCTACAACAGTAAATACTATTAATAAGCTATTTTGGGTAGCTATAATTTCAATGGCAGGCGCAATTGCCACCAACATACTAATGTAAGGAAATAAAATGAAGATCGAAGATATCAAAAGCATGGCGCGCGCTTGGAACCAAGTTCAAGAAGCGTCATACGGCAAACCTAAAAAAGAAGCGATGGATCCAGTTGATCCTAAAGAGCTAAAAGGCAAGCACAAAGATCGTAAAGACAAAGACATTGACAATGATGGCGATGTAGATAAGTCAGATGAATATCTCCACAAGCGTCGTAAGGCAGTTTCTAAAGCTATTAAAGGTAAAAATACCGAGGTTGAAGTACAGACCAATGAAGGTAAGTATGTGGGCGAAGGTGTTGAAGTGCTTGGCGAAGACGTTGCAAAAATGTCGCATGGTCGTCTCAAGTGGCATATGAATACTGGCGTACCACATGGTCGTTACAGTAAATCTGAAATGAAAACTGAGAGAGACCGTCGTCTAAAAGCAGGCGAAGGCGAAGCGTATCGTAAAGCAAAGCCTGGATTAAGCGAAGCGGGCGAAGAGCTCGACGAATTGAGCAAAAAGACTCTTGGTTCATATGTTAAAAAAGCTGCTGATGATATGGCTAATAATGCATACACATTAGGTGCTAGAGATCCTTTAAAACCAAAAGGCTCATGGAATAAAGCTTTCAAGCGCG